GCCTCGAGGTTATCGCCGGCATCGTCGGCATCGCCGGCATCGTCGGCATCGCCGGCATCGTCGGCATCGCCGGCATCGTCGGCCGGACCGAAAACCTCATCCAACATTCGTTCGGTATCGTCGTCGTCGTCGTCGTCGAATTGTTCGATCAACGACGGGATCGCTTCGGCGGCCGATACTGGCTCGGCTTTCCCCAACGCAACCAATATTTCGGCGCAATTGAGATCATGGATCTCGCCGGCAAACACCGGCCTACCGTCGCCGATTGTATGCCTTGTGATTCGTACTAGCATATTACCTCCGTATCCGCCGGCCGCTTTCTAGCTAACCGGCAGGTTTTTCGCCTGGCCCCGCAACGCCAACACGGCGATCGGCGTGCCATTCGTATGCGTCCCCGTGACATTGACCACAACCCGCACATAGCGCGCGTTACCGCGGTATTCGGTCATATACACCGCGTCGTCCTCGTCCGCCGCGTTAATCAACGCAAACGTGCCGGTGTTCGTGCCGGTGACCGCATTGGTAATGTACGCATCGGCACAATCGGCAAATGTGGAATCATCGGCCGACGTTTCGATTTCCAATTGGATGTGGTTGGATCCATCCAATGTGTCGCCGGTGGCACCGACCAACACATAGAATGCGACCGATTCGTAGTTTGCCATATCGACCGATGCGCTATCGACGTCCGCGGTGGCCGCCGCCGGATCGATCAATTGGGTATACTTGAGATTGTTTTCAAAATCTCGGAGATTGCCGCCCATGGTTTCGTCCTCTTTCTTTTTTCACTTGGGGATCTGTTTCCAGATCCCCAAGATTTTAACTATCCATCACACCACTAAATGTTAACCCGCGTGACGCGCGTCCAACATCGCGGCAAAACTTTCCGCATGGCGAATCATCACGTCGGCATCCTGCAATGCCACCACGCGGATCCCGCCGGACTTCGACAAGCTTGCCATATCCACGTTGATATCGATCGACGACCACAAACCCACGATCATTTCGGCCCAAATGCCGAACGCGATGGCGGAACAATCGGTTGAGGATCCCTTTGTCAACGTGCTGGAAACCTGATTGGTCGCATACGCCGGATATCCATTGATCTCGCCAACGCCAGGCGCCGAACCGTTTTCCCAAACCCACGGACCGACCGCGGCGGTTGCGTGCTGCGGCGTTTTCTTGAGCTTGCCACGAATCCGGTGATTCGTGATGTAACCGGCGGTGCCGATCAACGCGTTATCAACGGCAACCTCGGATTCCAGATCGACCACATGGGACCACGCCGGCGCCAATCCATTGGTGCCACCGGCAACGGATCCGATACCGGACGTCGCCAAAACACCGGTCGGTTCGCTTGATCCGGATCCGTGTATTGCCTTGAGATCGATCATGGTCGCCAACGTGGTGGCCAGATCCATCTTGAGTCCGTTTTCAATTGCGATAGACGACTGCAATAGCATCTTGCGCGTAATGTCGGAGTAGGCGCCGAACGTATACGGCGTCATGGTGGCCTGGCCGAACGTCAATGCGGATTCGGTAACATCGACGCCCTCGGCGACGATATACCCGGTTGCGCCGCCGGTCTGCTTAGACACCGCGAAATCCCCGACCAAACCCGGATAATATTTCGCACCGGCCTGCGCCACGACCATGGCGTTCCTCAACATTTCGATCATCGACATACCGGCGTCTTCGGTGTTCACGGTATAGCCACCGGCACTATCGGTGCCGACGTTGATGGCGCGACTCGTGAAATCGTACGGGATATAAAGCCCTTCCGGCTCTTTTCCCATGTTGTCGGCCACCGTTCGACTCGCCTCGAGTTCCAGGCCGGCGGCACTGGCGTTGCGCTGCGACGGACTTACCAGATAACGCAAAGCTTTCATCAGATTGAAATCGCGCGTTTCCTGTTTGCTAAGTCCGATTGCCCCGGTTTCCGGTGCCTTGGTCACTTCACCGGCGGTTTCCATGGCGGCGAGAATGGCCAAACCACAATCGGCGGCCGACCGGTCGGAATGCAGGAATTGATCGCAAATCTCGGCGTGCTGCGGATGCGTTTTCCGCATCGCCAGGATTTCCGCCGACCGTTCGCGCTCTCCCTTGAGAGCATTCGCACGCTCTTCGACGCGGATGGCATCCACGTCCACATCTGCGGTGATGGTTTCGGTACCCATAGCTTCGATCTCCTTATCTAAAGGTTTGACGTTGATTGTTTGCGGATGGTCGCCATCGTCGCGACCCACGCCCACCGTGTAATCGTTTGGCGCCGGTTCAAACGAGATTTCGAATGGCTCCCAATCGGTTACGAGGTAGGTATCCGGTCCGTCGTCGCGCTCTTCGATCATCTTCATTTCGTGAATGCGATAACCAACCGACACCGTTCGGCGGATGCCATCTATCACGTCCTGAAATATTTCATTGGCCCGCGCGCTATTACCAAAGCGCACACTCGCCCGCCCCATGCGGTCGTCGTCAATGCGTATATTTTCGGGAACCGCGACTAGATCGGAACGATCGTGGCCAACCAACACGGCGCCGGCCGCCTTGATTCGCTCCAACCGCACCGCACCCGGCGAATGGTCCAAAACTTCCTGCCCGAACCACTGTGAACATGGCGCCTCACTCGAAAACGCCAGTTCGACTGTCCGCGCTTCCTCGTCTATGAATCCGCGCGTGGTTTCGCCATGCGGCGGCAAAATAAACGCCGCTTCGCGATACACCTTTTTGCTCTTAATTGTCTGCGTCTTGTCCGCCATCGCCGGCCTCCTTGCCGTTGCCACTATTGCCCGTCAATGCCTGTTCCGACGTGATACCGGCGGCCGCCATCGCTTCGCGTTCCAACTGTTGTTGCCGTACGTTATCGTGGAAATTCGATCCCAATTTGGCGGCCTCGCGCGTGTATGTGGTCAAACACATCGATATCGCTTTCTCCGACGCGTTAACGTCTTTTAGCGGATCAACCCATGGCCACCTATGCGCGTTAAATTGGACTTTGGAATATTTGCGGATTCGCGATTGTTTCAAAGGTTTGCCGTTAATGGTCAACTCACCACTCAACAACGCGCGTTTTAGCCAATGGTTATAGACCGGCCGGCACAGGCGCGCGATTAACACAACCTCTTGTAACATCATCCATACATCGCGTTCCTCAATCGCGCCGGCGCGCAAGCTTGAAAAATTCACACCCTCGAGATCGTTAGCCAACGAATTATACGACACCAACAACCCCGCGGAGATCCCGCGTAAAATCGACTTAACAAAACTCCCAAACTCGCCATGCGGATACGCTGGATCATGCATTTGTATTTCGGTGCCGGCGTCGAATCGATTCACCGAACCCGGCTCGGTGTCCATATACGTTCCGCCGGATCCGTCGCTTTCACCGGCGTATGAATCACCATCGTCGCCGATGATAGAAAACAGATTGTTGGCACCGGCCCGCGCCGCCACCAACGCGGAATCTTCGAACCCGTCCAACATTTGCATCCGCGCTAGACTGGCGCCCATCCATGGCAACCCGCGCGATTGACCGACGCGATCCGGCAGAAACGCATGTTCGATATCCGACGCCGGCACGCGATGATATCGCCGGCCATACGGCCCTATATGGGTACTGTCTTTCGAATCGGTTCGGAGATAATATGCGGTGCGTTGGTTGTATCGGTTGAATTCCATTCCCATCTTGATAGACGCGCCTGATCGGCCATCCTCGTTGTGGTCCACATCTAACGTTTCGGGATCGATTAATTGCGTTGCATACTGATATTTTCCGGCGAATCGGCCGGTATAATGGCGCAACAATGATTCGCCGTCCTCGGCCACCGCGCCGACGAATAACCGCTGTTGGTCCAACCAATTGTTTTGACCCTCAATGTCGCAAAAGTCCTCGCACCATTCGCGCCAATTTTCCTCAATGCATTGGTTCGCCAGATAATCCGGTTTGCCGCTCATACCGACACACATCGCGGTTAGCACGGCGCCGCGTGGACCGACAACATTGCCCTTGACCATCGCGGTAAATTTCTTTGCGTAATCGTTGTTGCACACTTGTTCGCGCGACCGCGCGCGCAACGTACGCAAACATTCGCGGACAACATCGTCCGCGCTTTTGGGCGTTGTGGTCCAACCGGCGGTCAATCGGTCGGTGACCGCGGAATCAAAATATCGCAACGCCGCGGACCGCCGACCGCGCGGCCTGGCCGGACGTGCCGGCAACCGGCGAACGGTTGGTTTTGGTGCGGCGCCGCGGACGGACGACAACCGGCGGCGATGCGTTTTGTTTTTGCCGATGCCGAAAATGTTCATTTAACAAACCTCGCACGCAACCGGCCGGCGTTGCCGTTACCGTTGGCAATGTCTTTTTTCCGTTGTTCGCGGTTGTATTCGGCGCGCCATACCTTGCGTTCCTCCAATAATTCCGTGGACGTGAAACGCGATAGAGATCGGCCGGCAAGGGAATACGTGGCGATGGTGGGATCATTCCGATTTATCAACGCGGTGTTGATGGCATCCAAATTCTTTTTGGCCACCGACCGCGCGTCATAATTCGACGATTGGTCCGCGTAATTGGTGACAACCGTCATGGTGCCCACGGCAACCAAATAGATTGCGGTGCCATCGGTAACGTATGACTGCCACTCGTATTCGCCGGCCGACCAATCCGCGGAATCCGTTGGATCGATTTCGGCCAAATGCGTACCGTCGCCATTGTCCGACCCGGTAACCGTGCATTTGCCATCGGCGTTTACCAAAACAATCGAATATGTCCACCCATCCGCCGGCAAATAATCCGCGATGTATTTGGTCCACTTGACCGACGTTCCGGCAATAATCTCGGCAGGTTCGGATGTAGGAATGTTAATCACCGTTGCCGCCTCCGGTATTTATTGAGATAATTGCCGGACTTTCGCGCACGCCGGCGCGCCGGCGCGCGATCCGGCGCCGCATCGTCGGTGGCCGACACCGAATCGTCGGCGGCCGACGCCGGTCGCAACCGTTCGGCCAATGCTTCGAAATCCGGATTAAGCAAACACAACGCGGCATATCCATACCCGCGGTTGTCCAATGCTTCGTTGCGTGGTCGGATCCGGATCCATTCCCGCTTTGGCGTACCCTTAACCATCCGCGTGACCACTTTTTCGGCCGCCAATTGCGAAAAATGTTCCTCGTCGTATTCGTGATTTAAGGGAAAATGTGCGTAACCTGGCCCCGGCGTTTCGACGCCTAACCGCGAATGGACGTGCGACTTTATTTCGTCCACGCCCAACGTGAATAATTTAACCGGACGGCGATTGCGGCCATGGCGTTTGCTGCTGGGCGCCGACACCATCGGACGTCCGAATCCCGCCATACCCTTGATTGCAAAGATTCGTTTGCTCTGCCGCGTCCGGCAGTATTCATAGACGCGATGTGTATGGTGTCCGCCACTGTCAATACAAGACGCGGCAATCCCAATAGTCGCGCCGCTTTCATGTTTGAACCGTCCTCGTATTAGAACGTCGTCTAGTAATTGCCACACATCGTCTTTATCTGGATCGCCCCATAGAACACGATATGTTATGTCCCAAGATTCCTCGCCAATCCCGTACCCGTAAACGCCGACCTCGAGGCGATCACCTTGGACGTCGATGCCGGCCACGGCGACCAACGCGCCGGCCGGCATCTCGGCGGCGTATTGTTCCCGGCGCGCAAACAACGTCGATGGTTCGACCACATCGCCAGGTTCTTCCCACGTTTCGCCCAACTGCGTGTTAACCCACGCCTTGAGTGATTCGGTGTCTTTTTTTGCTCGTAGGAATTTCGACACCATCCGTTGCATCGGCGCCCACGGCGAATAGATGGCATTGATGTGGAAACCGGCGATGCCGTTAAACGGCGCTTCGGCAATCCAATTTCCGGTTTTCAACCCAACGACAATATCGCCATCGCTCCACTTATCCCCACAATGGGCGCATGTATACCAAACATCTTCGGGAACCTGCGGTTTCTTGACTTCCCACGTAACATTAGCCCAAACCAATTTCTGATATCCGCCGCACGATTTGCACGGTATGTGGAAATATCGTTGGTCGGATTCGAGAAATGCCGATTCGATTGGCGATGCGTCTTTGATTGTTGGCGTGGAATCCTGCACCATCTTGGCGCCGTAGTAATTTTCTTGACGCTGAATAATCAAGAAATACGGATCGCCTTCTTTGCCGGCGGCCTCGGCCAACCTATCCCGCTCGTCGATAAAGGCATATTTTATTGGACGCGACGCCATATCGGACGGCGCATTTCCGCCGATTAATGTGATTTGGCCGCCAGGAAACTTTTTGTGTTTCAGTGTATTGGAGCTATCCCGCGATTTGGCATCTTTAACCTTGGCCCGCAACGCCGGCGTATCCCTAATCATCGGCGCCAGGCGATCCTTTGAAAATGTGTCGGCGAGATTCAACGTCGGCAAGACCCCCAACATGGGCGCCGGCGCCAGATCCATGCAATAGCCCATGATATTTTCCACCATGGTTGTTTTACCTATTTGCCCCGACGTCATAAATACAAGTTCTCTCACGTTCGGATCGTTAAATGCATCCTGCATTTCGCGTTGATACGGCGCCGCGGAAACCCTATATGGTCCGGCGGCATCCGCACTTTCCCGGCTCAACATCCGCCTTTGTTCGGCCCACTCGCTAACCTTTAACCTTGGCGGCGGCGCCCATTCCGCCGCCACCACTTTCGCCAGGATCCCCGCCGGCGAGTCCGCACAACGCGGCGTGGATGGATTCGGCAATTGTGTCTTCGATTGCCGGCAATGGCTCATCGGCCATAGCTTTCATTTGCATAGCCAACCGCGGCGGAATGGTTAGTAATAGCGACCTGGCCGACAAAACTCGATCGGCCCACACCTCGGCGACGTCTTCGGATTCGAGTAAATTGCCCTTGAATATTTCCACCTCGAGTTCCGTTTTGTCGGCTTGCGCTTTTTTCAACCGCGCGGATTCCTGTGTCAAATCCAGATCGTCGCCGCCGCTCCCGGTCGGCGCGAAACACGCGCGCGCCGCGTCCGCCATCCGAAATAGTTTTGCGCGACCGCGGCGGCCGGCAGGTTCGACGCCCTCGAGGCGCTTTGCAACCGTCCGCCGGTCCATATCCAATTCGACCGCAAGTCCGGAGATCGACCACATTTCGGCGGTCATTGCCATTAGGCATTTCCGCCTCGTTGTGGTGGAACACTAGGGCGGCCTGAAACTAGAACGTTTTCGGGATCGCGCTTACC